TGTTTCCTGGTGTGGTTAGATATTCAAAAAGAGGGTGGAATGGAGGTTATGGTAACCTAGTTATCATAAGACATTTTAATGGTCTTGAGACTTACTACGCTCACCACAGAACTTTATTTGTGGAGCAAGGAGACACATTAGAGTCGGGAGATGCTATAGGCTTAGTAGGGTCTACAGGTCATTCTACAGGCCCCCACCTTCACTTAGAGACAAGATTTTTAGGTGTGCCTATTGACCCTGAGTTGATTATAAATTTAGATGACTCAACTCTTGTAAGTGATAGTATTAATTTAATTAAAAAAGGTAGACATTATATTACCCATGGGATATAAAATCATAAAAAAAGTTAAAGTACACTCTCAATTACCTGCTTCTAGCGTATATTTGTTAGATAGTATGGGTGTGGTGTTAAACTTAGAATCGAAAGAAGAGGCTAAAACTTTAGTAGACCTCTTGAATGTTAACGCAGACAACAATACTGAGTATAATGTCGCAAAGAATAAATAGTATGAGTGATTCAAAAAGACCTAAGTTCTACAACAAGGACATAGAAACGTGGGATTATATCGCAGCTCACAACTTGGATTTCTTCGAAGGAAATATTATTAAGTATGTGACTCGCCACAAATCGAAGAATGGCTTGGAGGACTTAGAGAAGGCAAGAGTTTATTTAGATAAACTAATTTCAATAACTTATAAAGATTATAATCATGATTTATAGAATGGGAAGTAGAGGACGAATGGTAATGGAAATTCAGTCCTTTTTAGGTGCTGTCGATGTCGATGGCATATTTGGTCCTCAAACAGAGGGTGCAGTGAAGACCTTTCAAAAGGTCAGAGGTTTAGTAGTTGACGGACTTGTTGGTCCTAAAACACTAGAAGCTATGAGTCTGTTAGATACGGATTTAACCGTAGACAAAGCTATCGACTCTAAGTTTGCTTATGATACTCACTACCTGCCTACAGGAGAGTACCTAAACGGTCCTACTACAAAGGAATATGCGTTCTTGCATTTCACAGCAGGATGGCACAATCCTTACAAGTGTATCGACCATTGGGGCAGAGACAGTAGAGGACGTATTGCAACTGAGTTTGTGTTAGGAGGCCCTTCTATCAAAGGCAATGATGATACCTATGATGGTAGAATGGTGCAGGCTTTCCCATCAGGAGCATATGCTTGGCACATCGGTAGAAATGGTTCTCAATATATGCACGAGCATTCTGTAGGATTAGAAATTTGCAACTGGGGTTACCTAAAAGAAGGTAAGACTTGGGCAGGTGTAAAAGCAGACCCTTCCCAAATTGTAACTTTATCTGAACCTTTCAAAGGTATGAGTCAGTGGCACAGGTTCTCAGATGCACAGATAGAGCAAGTCCGTGAGTGGTTGTACTTCGTTGCTGAGAGAGACGGCATAGACATCCGTGAGGGTCTTCCTAAGTGGATTAAGCAAGAAGGTGCAAAGGCTTTCGAATGGAGAGATGAAGCATACAGGGGTCTTGTCAAAGGTGTGTTGTCTCATACAAACACAAACAAAGGCAAGTGTGATATTCATCCACAACAGGAGATGATGGATATGTTAGTGAGCCTGTAATGAAGAAGGTAGGCCTCAACATGATTGTAAAGAACGAGAGCAAGGTTATTAAACGGCTCTTGGATAGTGTGGCACCCATAGTTGACTGGTACACTATAGTTGATACAGGTTCCTCTGATGATACCATAGATACAATCAAAAGTGTCATGGACACACATGGTATAGAGGGCGAAGTTGTTAGCCATAAGTGGGTCAACTATGCGGATGCTCGCAACAAAGCACTAGAAGAACTCAAAGGTAAAGCTGAGTGGGGGTTTTGGATTGATGCTGATGAAGAAGTTATTCTAGATAACTTAAATATGTCAGCCTTACTTGAGCAGCTTTCAAAGTGTAATAATTTAGGTGTGGAAGTGAGATACAATGGGACTGTCTACACTCGTGACCAGTTTTTCAGAGCAAATGAGGATTGGAAATGGGTGGGGGCAGTTCACGAGTATATGACTTTAGAAAACGGTGTGGTTATAAACGGTGGTAAAGCAGAGGGCTTCCACGTAAAGGTAAACTCTGATGGAGCAACTTGGAATGAGTCCACACAAACAAAGTACAAAGAACACGCTGCTCTTTTACTAGACTATATTAAAGAAAACAAAGACCCACGTTGGGTGTTCTACCTTGCTAACTCTTATAGGGATGCAGGTATACTTACACAAGCATTAAGATGGTACAAAGAGAGGCTAACTATGGAAGGGTATTGGGAAGAAAAGTATATGTCCCAATTAAGGGTAGCTGAGATACTGCAAAAAACTCACAAAAGTGAGTGGATTGAAGCGTATCTAAAGTGTTCAATGATAGACCCTAATAGAGCAGAACACTATGTTCCAGTTCTAAGGCACTTCTCTCAGCAAGGAAACCACAGTGCATCTTATGCTTTAGCTAAGTATGCTTGGGACAATTGTTCCAAAAACCCTTTTCCCAACTCTAGATTATTTGTATCAAGCTCAACATATGATTGGGAGCTTTTAGATTGTCTAATGATTAACTGTTTTTATTTAGGTAAATTAAAAGAATTAAAAGAGCTAGTTGATGAGATGGATAGGAGAATTCAAAATAACCTAGTGCCTTTGGCAGAATTAGAAAGAATAAATAAAAATAAAGAATATTATAATGGATTATAATACATTTATTAAGCCTTTCTCCAATAACTTTAAATTAATCACACTTGACGATAATGAATTAGAAAAGGTAAGAGTTTTTGTAAGTTCAGTTATAAAGGCAAAGAGTGGTGAGAATCATTACCGCATTGACAACAACTCTAAATTTAAAAGGTTCTTCAACGGAATGATAGGCGAAGTAGCTATCGAAAAGCTACTGGGGATGCAAGGGAAAATAATTGATTGGAGTATAGGTAATAGTAATGACTACCATAAGCCTGACCTTTCTTCTCTTGGTGTCAAGGTAGGGGTTAAGACAGTGGAGTACGGGTTATTTCCCATAGTGTTCAAAACTTCTTATTATCCCGAAATAATAAATATTGCATATAAGAAAAAATATGTATATATTTGTGGAGTCGCTTCTCAAAACATTTTGAATACCTATCAGGATGATTCATTAATTAAAGATGAGAAACTACGAAAGAGAGGGACTAAGACAGGGTTCTATGGGTTCGAACACCTTAAACCTTTCTCTAACCTTGAAGAACTAAATAATATTTGTAAACAGTAATTAATAACATGATGGATTTTTTTATAATAGGCGGAGTAATTGTGGTTGTATTTGGAGTGATAGCTCTAGTTGATTTTTTCTTCCCTGATAAGAAGGACTAGCTACTCTAGTAGTATAAACAGTAAAATTAAAATATAAAAAAGCATGTACATAAATTTTGATGTCCTAAACGAATCTAACTTAACATACGAAACGTTAGTATTACTTGTTGCAATCAAACAAAGTGATTGTGGCAAATTAGAGATGGATAATGAAACAATAGAAGACCACGTTAACTTGCTACTTAGCGAGGGAATGATTGCACACCGTAAGTCAGATAATTGGTATAAGATAGCTAAGAAGGGCACAGCCTTTCTAAGAGATATAGGTATAGCAGGTATTAGTGATGAGGTGAAAGCCAATTTTCTTAAATTAGTTCAACTCTACAAAGACTATGGTCGTAATATAGGGAGTGCCAATAAGGCATTAAAAGTTTTCGCCCAATTTGTAGAAGAGACAAATAATTTGTTTACCTTTGACCAAATAGTAGAAACCGTAGAAGAGTATCTAATGAGTAGTGACCCTCAATACACAGCGAGGTTAGACTTATTTATTTGGAAACCTGCTAATGCTTACGCTCGCAAGTTTACAATTGAAGATAGCAGACTTTACACAAAATGCAGAGAATATGCCAATAGTATCAGCTAAACAAAAAACAGACGAGGCTGTAAAAAGTATAGCCAAATTTCAATCAGGTGAGATAACGCCTATTTCTACAGGCTTTGATTGGCTTGATAAACACTTACTAGGAGGGTTTCTACCTTCTACCATAATGACCATTGGTGGTCTATCTAATCATGGTAAGACATACCTTATGCAGAAGTTAGAGAACTATGTTCTTGATACGTCTGAGGAAGTGGTACTACTGCGATGTAACTGGGAGTCAGCTGTCTATAAGCTACTTCTTAGAAAAATAACACAGAAGACAAATATGAAGATGTCAGAGGTATTGTTTAACCTTCCTGAAGGAAAAAACCTAGAGGACATTAGAGACATTTGTAAGCAAGAGAGGAGAGATGGGTTATTTTACTCTGAAGAACCTGTGACAGCTTGTCAGTTCGGAGAGGAGGTGGCAACATTTTTGCAGGAGAATATAGACAAGAAGGTCATGATAACAATCGACCACGTTGGCCTGGTGAAAGGGAGGGAGAAGTCTGAGATAGATGCATTGTTCGAAGAGATGAACAAACTCAAGAAAATGCATCCTTATGTTTTCTTCGTTCCTCTGATGCAACTCAAAAGAGACCTTCTTGATAGAGTTGGCAACCACCCATCAGAAGCACCTCGCCAGTTAGATTTCTACGGTTCTGACCAGCTGTTTCAGTTGTCAGACCTAGTAATGGCTGTGTACAACCCTTATAAGGTTGGGTCAGTCGGTAAGTATATGGTGTTCTCCAAATATAGCTACGAATACGTAGACATGGAGTTCATAACAGAAGGAGGGGGAAAATATAACCACTTCAAGCCCGAAGGTAATTACTTTTACCATATGCTTAAATCAAGAGATATTGAAGACATGGAAGGTTTCGAAGACGTATGGGTTGAGAAACTGTTCGATGTGAAAGAACCTGAAGATGTGGAAAAAACGTCTGAAGAAGTTACAGATAGTTTAGAAGACATTCTGTAAATTTGTATTTGTATTTTTAAATTTAAAAAACCAAATGTTATGGCTAAAAAAGCTAACACAACTCCTCCACAAGAGGACAATTTCGATTACGGTTCTATTGAGAACCATATGTATTTACCTGACACTGAGCTAACTATTTACGGTGCAGAGATGATGCAACTTAAAGGTAGACTTGAGAAGTTTCTACATGATAATACTCAAGCTGTCTTTGATGCTGACAACCAACCTTCAGGGCACTTCTTACAGCCTTATGCTAAGGAAGTGGCAGAAATCTATGGTATGGTTTACCGAACTCTTCACAGACGTTTCTATGAAGATGGTAAGACTTTGGATTTTGATACTTACAAAGAAAAAATGCAGACTCTAGCTATGGAAGCTGAGGAGGCAGAAAAAGTTGCTGCCACGGCAGAATAACCAATCCAACTTTGTACTTTGTGTGGGGGAGCAATGCTCCCCTTTTTTTGTGCCTAAAAGTTAGAGAATGAAATGTTTAACTATTAAGTAACCCATTAAACCTACAAGCACTGCGAATATGCTCCAAGAAAAAAGATATAACTTCCACATTGCTTTTCCCCAACTCATTTTAATTTAATTTAACCTGTGAATTATTATTCGTCTTTGAGCTTTTTAGAGAGAATTTCTCTTGGTAAACTAGGAATAGCATTTTGTCGGAAAAATGCATTCGCACCTGCTGGGGTATCCATTAATGGTTCGTATATATTCTTGAAAGGAGTCATCTTTACAAAGTTTTTGAAAAGCTTGCTCTTTCCTGCATAAGACCCCTTTGTTACTTCCTTATTTGCATCTATAAAGAAGGTAGGTAAGCCTAATAACGTTTTAAACGTATTAGTACCTGCCGTAGGAGAATTCGCAATATTTAAAAGCTCTCTCCCTGCAAAGATACTTGTGGAAGTGGATTCAAGGAATGTTCTACTAGAGATGTAGGCTAAATATTGTGTAGCCCAATCATCTTCACTGTCATCATCGCCTGCTAATAGGTTCATTTGTAAGTATAAGGCAAACATTGCCAAAGTTACGTACATATCCGCACCTATCTTTCTTAGAGCTGACTTATCGCTTTCATCTAACTCTACATTTCTATTTAAAGCATCTGCAGTTTGACCTACAGTAAACATATATGAAGCTAGAGACAAAATACCTTCGAAGCCGTTTCCTTTTTTAAATGCATCCTGTGTGAACATTCTGTAGGCACCTCTATACACACCTTCGTCTTCTGTGCCAGTAAACCAATCATAGTTTTTCTTTTTAAACCTATGTTCGACACCTCTCTGTAAGAAGCCTCTGTGCATAAAAAGAAATGCTCCAAAAGGATTTTTTGAAAGAAGGCCTCTCTCTTCAGGAGAAGTTTGGCCCTCTACAAAGTTATGTGCGTTTTCTGCTACCCTGTTAATTCTAGCCACTACACCGTTAATACTTGATGCATCTAAGCCGTCTTTGACTAATGCCTCTTCGTTCACTTCCATCGTAGTTTCCGTAGGCTTTAGATAATTATAAAATGATTTAGGACGGAGTGCTACCCATCTGTTTTTTATCTCAACAGGGTCAGCATTAGGGCCTAATTCTATGTCCATAATCTCTTTGAACTGCATCTTATTTACGAACCTAGCTTTACCTGTTTGAGGGTCATTGTACAGTCTGTGGGCATCATATACCGCAGATACAGTATTAACAGCGTTTGTCTTTGTAAATATTTCATAGACCAAGTAACCAGGTTGTGTTCTCAAAGCAGAACGAGTAACCCTGTCGGTAAATATACCTCTCATTTTTTGGTATCTATTGCCTACACCTGAAAAAACAAGTAGGCTGTCCCCTATATTTCTTTGTTTTAATTTACCTGTTTCTAAAAACATACCTGGAACATGTATACCTGATTTCGATACAGCCCAGTTTAGGCTGTCTTGACCAAAAAATCTATTAGTTGTAGATAAAGCTCTTCTTTGAGTTGTACCAGATACAGCCCCAACTACAGGTACGTAAATATTATATGCAAGGTTTGTGTTAGATACCCACCTGTAAAAGGCTTTTAGCATCTTTGTGTTAGATATTCTTTTACCCAACACACTAAAGCTACCTAAGTCTACTTGGGTGTTACCATACATAAAAGAGTCCAACCACATATCTACTTTTTTCAAGGTATTAGTAAGAGGTTGTAACTTTTTATCTTTTGCTCCTGCTATCCTATCTCTTAATAAAGATATATCGTTTACAATTTGACCTTTCTCTCTGTAGTTAGCTGCCATCTGCACATAACTCATATACATATACCCTATATCTTCAGTTAACTCATTAGGATTTTCCATGAGTTTGGTAAAGTAGAGTGGTATTGCTCTAGCATTTGCAGCAACATTAGACCTTGACTTGTTCCCGAAATCCTCATCATAGCTATCAATTACAAAAGTTCTATTTAGGAAGGATTGGTAGTTAGCCCCTCTAAAAGCAGACTCTCTAAAGTAACGTCTAACTTGCGGAAGCTGATAATAAGAATACCTGCCTCTTAGTCCTATACTTTGGTCCTCCCCATACTTAAGGTTTAAAAAATAGTTTCTTACCTCAAAAAGATTTTGGTTAGAGGTAGGAGATGTAGAATATATATCATTTTTAGATATTCCAAATATTCTAAAATAATCGTCATCTAAATACTCTTTTAAATTTAAATTAGGTTGTATAACTCCTTTCTGTGCAAGCTCTTGGTTGTAGTTAGGATTTAAATTATCTGTGGCCTGAGTTGTCATCTCCCACAAAAATTTAGGACTAGCAACCCTCTCCATAGGTTGGCCATTCTTCATTGGTATGTAGGCAGTATAATAGCTCTTGGAAGGTAATGGCTTACCGAATATATCTCTACCTTTTACATTTACTCTATACCATTCTTGATAAGCTCTAGGGTTGGAGGCTCTGTTACTTAACCTTCTTTGGTACTCAGCTTGAAATGATTTGTTACCTACAGGAGTCATTTCCACACTTCGGTCTCCGTATTCAACACCAAACGCACTCATAAAATCAGCTATGACTTCGAGTTGATTTACAAGTAAAATATTTGCTTCTACGGCAGTTCCATCTATCTCTCCTGCCACGTTAGATACTCTATATGGTTTCAATAATTGATTTCTTTTCTGACGAAGGGCATCATATATATCTTGATAATCGCTGAACCTATTTAGTTTTTGTATCACCACCTGACCATTAACTGTTTTTTCAAGAACAAGGTCTCTTGTCATCAAGTCTAGGTAATCAGATGGGTTACCTCTAGTAGATAAAATTAAGTCAGTTGCATCGGTATTTACCTCTACTTCAGATGTCTCATAGTCTATTTGATATCTTTGGTAAGCAAACGCTTGCAACCATGTTTGGTACTCCCTAGCTGACAATGTTCTTTCAGCCTCCACTCTTTCCGCTTCAAAACGAGCCATAGCTTCGGGGGAAATTTCAGTATCTCCAGAAAAACTAAAGTAATCCCTAATATCCTCTGCAATGGCTAGAGCTAAATCACTTTTAAGCTGACCAGAACTATCATAGTATGATTGCATAGCCTTGATGTCCGAATATATTTGTCTTAGTTCAGACTCATCTGCTGCACTGATTCTGCCATATATAACTTTTCCAGTGCTCTTATCATAATATTTAGACATTATCCTTCTGACAGATGCAGAGTAAGATGATATCATTTCCTGTGCTTCGGGTCTTCTTTCATTACTTCTTGTTAATGAATTTTCACCAGTTTTTCTCTTGACTACGTCTCTGTAGAACTCCTCTTTAAAGGGCATCTCTCTCCACTTCATATCGTGCTGAAGTAGTTCCTCCCTTTGCCGTTGTAAAATATTTGTTTCTTTAACTAACCTATTAGGGTCATCTTCTTGTAATTGAGCAAGTTCAGCCATATATTTCTGAACAATAACCTCTCTAGCGGCTTCTTCGTCTTCTTTATACTTTCTAATTTTCCACGGATTTAACATAAACCCGTCTTTCATTAGCTTTCTTGTCTCGGCAATGGTAAGATTGTGCTTCACAGATAAATCAACCATTTCAGAGTACACCCTATCGGTACGAGCCCTGACCTTCTCCATCGCTCTTAAATAAAGACCTAAAATTGCTTGAATACCACTATGTCCGCCTGTCTCATACATAGAGTACACATTAGTATTAAACCAACTAATATCTTCAAAGTTATTTGCTACAAGCTTAACCATCTCTTGCCTGACCTTGTCAGGGGAGTTTGTTTCTTCTAACATCTCTCTTGCAATCATTTTGGTTTTCTCCAATGCTATACTTCCGTATACTTTAGAGAACGCTTCGCCAGTAAGAGATTTTGCAGATAAGGTCACTTCAATAGCATTCAATGTTTCTCTTACCCTATTGATATCGTCTAGAGTAATATTGCCTAGGGTGTTCCCCTCTCTGTACTCTTCTTGAATTTGGGTAAGATAATCACCTAATTGTTCAAGTAAAGCAGGGATGTTTTCTTTAAATAAAATTAAATTTTGAGTATTTACTACTCCCATATATTTCAAAAGAGCTGATGGGTCAGTTTCGTTATTTTCTTCCATCTTAGCCTGAGCAACTCTAATAATTTCGTTAGCCCTTTGAGCATCTTGAAGGATAGATAAGGCTGAAGCGTGGATAGCTTTTGTATATTCTGCTTTTGCTATAAGCTCTGCAACCTCTCCCAACTTGTTCCTTTTTTGAGTGCTATATTGTTTATTGGTAGCTCTTGACAATGCTGTGTAAACACCTCTTAAGTTATCAAGAAAAGCTGAAAAATTATCTTGTAATTGTTGGTCTCTAGTACTTGCTGAGTAGTATACCTCATTAGATTGATAAGCAGCAAATTTACCTGTTTCTTGTCTAGATACATTGTAAGAAATACTGTCCAAAACTCTTCCAAAATCAGCAAAGAATTTTGCATTTGCATCTGTTCTTACAAATAATCCTTTAAACGCCTCCCACAATTGTGATAGCAAATTAAGAATAGAAGCCTCTTCTTGTGTAGAGGTCTGAGGATTAGTATTTTGAATTATTCTTTCAGCTAAAAGCTTTCCTAATATTTCCTTCCTCACAAGCTGTTCTAACGCTTCTCCCTCAGCTCTTTTAGAGTACAACTGTCTATACTGCTCTGCCTGTGCTTGATATAAAGTAGTGTTAGGAACTTGTTCTAGCATTTCGTCTATTGCTCCCCTATCTTGATAATATTGAATAGTAAAGTGGGCAACCTCCTCTGTAAAGTCTGCTACAGTAGCATCGTTAGAAAGAGCAATTACCTGATTAAACATATCAGCTAGCCCTTTAGCTGTTACAGGGATATTGTGTCTGTCCTCAAATGTTCTTTTGTAGTTTTCCATCGTCATCACATCAATGCCTAACGATGCTGCAAATTGAGTGAGTGTTTCCATCAAGTCTGCCTTAGACTCTTGAGTTCTAGGTTGAATTGCTTTTTGTGTTTTGCTCTCTATGATTTCATCAAAAAGTTTAATTTTTAGGGCACTTTCTAGTCCTCTGTAGTTAGGCATACTTTCTCCTCCCTTCCACTTCTCATAAAGGTCTTCTATGTTGACATCAACTTTTTTGTTGTTCTCATCTCTAAACTCTTTGATGTTGCCTACCTGCTCGTTCATAAGTCTTTCATCAAAGACAATGTATTTTTCTCCAGTAACTTGGTCTAATATAGTCGTTAGAAACTCATCGGAGCCAAATACCTTTTCAGCTTCAATTCTAACCACAGTTTCAGCCAAGTCCCCTTTTAACTGATACACATGCTCTAATGCAGCTCTAGGTGCTGATATTTTAGCTGCGTTTAAGTCCTCTAGCACTGCTACTTCTAAGTCCTTCTTTTTGCTGTAGGTTATACCGTTATATGAATATGAACAAGCCATTTATTTTATTTAAGTTGGTGTTTACGATTTACAATTAGAGTCTATCTTGTTACTTTCCACTAATTTACTCATTTCGTAATCAATATTATTGACATTTTGAGAAATAGTTTGTTCGACAAGTGGAGAAATATTTGCTCTTAAAGTCTCATCTTTAACTATAAACTGGTCTTCCAGTTGACCTGTAGCATCTATAGTTCTAAGTTTAACTACTTGAGCTGTTGATGCATTAATAGCAGCAGTCTCTTCTGCTCTTAATTCCTCCAGAGATATTGAGCGAAGTTTTGTCTTTCCCTCTTCTTCTCTTTTTAACATTTCAAAACCCAATTTAAGACCTACATAGGCCCCTTGTGTGTCTTTTGTGTTAAGAAGTTTTTCAATGTTTGCATCACTCAACCCAGAAAATTGTTGTGAGAACTGATTAAATAGTCTATTGGCAAATTCTTCAGAATACGGCATAGGCTCCATCACCTCCACTTCATAGATATTAACAGCCCCGTACAAGTCCTTCACTCTTCTTTTAGTAGAAATTATAGTTGCTGTATCGCTAAACCTTAAGATTGAATATTTTTTTATTGTGAAAGAAGCAAATCCTTCAGTATTAATAGTTTCAGTTGATATGTTGTCTCCAGTAGGTGCCCTGTAAAGAGTTATTTCACTATTTAAAAACTTTTTAAAGTCTGCAGTACTCCCATCAAATTCAAAATTTTCAAGTTCGTCTTTTTGGCTCTGTTCAGCATCCTGTATCTCTGTTAAATTTTCTTCAGCCAATTCTTTTTTAAACTCACCTAACTCATTATATAGATTACTAATTAGTGCTCTTCTAAGTTCGAAATCACTATCTATTTCATAAGCTATTCTACTTTTATTTTCTTTTCTAGACCCAGTAAACCAGTCCCACCAAACACTTCTTCTTCCCCCTGGTGTGTTATCAGTCCCTGTATATTTGTCTATAGTTTCCTGAGTTTCCTCCTCCGACATGTATTCCATGTCATCTGTGACTAATTGTTGAGTAGAGACTTCCTGTTGTGTTTTATCTATGTATTCTACAGTAGTTCCAGCAGGCAAGTCTATTTTAGAAAGGGGCTCTTCTCCCTGGAAACGCTCTGCCGTCTTCTTATCTAAAGTGGCAAAAGTACCCTCTACACTAGGGTGTGCAGTACGTATACTCCCGTCTACATTCCTTTTACCAAACATACCTTTAAGAAGTCTAGCAGGATTTTGTAGTTGGATAAAATCGTAGGTAAAGTCTTTTAATCTTTGGTTGCCTCCCTCGAATGCCTCTCTGACTACTTTCACAGGCTTAAAGGTAGCTATTTCTGATAGCTTTTTAGTGGCAACTGATAATAAATTACTAGAGATAGCTTTTGTAACAAAACCTGATAATGATTTTTCATTTGTATCAGGATTAAATGCAGCCAAAGTGTTCACAGTTACTCCTTGTTCAAAAGATGCTGGAATAGTTAGTTTTATATTATTACCGTTTCTCTGTATAGTACCAAATGTTGTCCCAAATGTTTTTCGACCACTTACCTCTCGAAGAATGTTGTCTAAGCCAGAAACTCTCTCAGATGTACCTGAAGGCATATCCTCTACGTCAACTGTAGTGTTAAATGCTAGAGTCATCATTTCAATACCTTGGTTGTTAGCATCAGCTTCGTATGCTTCCTCTACAGACGAATAAAAAACAGTACCGTTAGAGTTAGCGATACTTGTTCCTATGCTTCTAGGTTTGAAAAATAAAATAGGCTCATTATTTTCATCTCTTACAGTGTCTACACCAGCCTCAAATTCTTGCTCTTTTCTAATACGAAAAGCTGCAAGATAATATTTTAACCTCTGAGTGTCACTAGTTATATAGCCCACCTTTGACAAAGCCTCATATAGATTTGAAGGCTTACCCTGTAACGTGGTAACCTTTTGAACCCCAGCCGCATTTCTAGTTATTTGACAAGCCATTACTTACAAGTTTTTTCATTTAAGTCTTCGTCAGCCTTCTTTTCATCTATATAAGACTCAGACGATGGTACTATGGTGTAGGGTGCCCCGTAGTAGTCTTCAAAAGTGCTGGTTTCCATATCTAATTGACCTCTGTTAGAATTGAATTCTTTATACTGTGAATCCATTCTTTCGAGCATTACAGAAGTACCCCCGTTTACCTGGATGTAAGCCTGAAAGTATTCAGGAGACATTTGCATACCAAATTGTGCTAGAAAATTACTAACTACATCATACTGGATACTATCCTGAGTTGACATCATTGTAAGGTCGTTAAAATCAAACTCTACTATCCCCCCATTTTCCTCATTTAAAACATATCCTATGTTACCCCCCTGCTCAATAAGTCTTACAAACTCATTTGACATAACCACATCATCAAGCTCCATCAAAGCAAACTCCTCGTTTTTATTAATAATATTAGAGTTGGTACCTTTTCTTGTATAAATAAGTCCACCAAAGTCTAAGTCAATACCAAAATCAACTAATTTTCTTCTAAGGTCAACAAGACTGTTAAACAATTCTGTAGTGGTGCTCTTAGATGCTGCCATAAAAGTACCAAAAGCATTCATAACAGCTCTAAATGAGTTTTGTGGTAACGACTCTATTCTATCTAAGTTAGGTATTGCAATACTCATCGAGTTAAATACATTTTGAAAGTATTGTCTTGCAGCTTGTAGTCTATTTGATAAATTATCAGGAGTTTGTCTATCAAATACTATTGTATTGTTCAAATTAACAACAGACTGAAAAGTTGTAAAGTTACCCTCTATTATATTTCTTAAATTTTCTAATTGTTTGATATTAAAGACCTTATCTGCTTGTGTCACATAAGCCCACATTAAGGTGTAGTCTCCTATGCCTAAAGAGTTCAGTATAGCATTCTTTTCTTCTTCAGATATACCTTCTGACATTGTTACCAATTGAGACATTGTTGTCGGTCTGTTTTTTGCTATAACAGAAGCTAAATATGTTTCTGATAATATAGCTAAAACAGTTTCGACTCTCTCCCCTATCTTGTCTGCTAAATTATCTTTTATAGTCTCAATTAGATACGCCTCTTGAGTAGTCTTTAATCTAGCTTCAACTGATTTAAGTTGTCCTTTAAGAATTCTGTAGGCAGTTGTATTATATACTTTTATCAAGTGCTCTCTTGCTGTTAAGGGTATACCATTATTTTCTCTTGTAATAATATCACTTAAAACTTGTCTATCAATTATTTCATTGGGGTCATAAGCTTCTTCAAATCCAATGATATTAAGAAGACCGTCTCTAGTTGTTCGTAACTGCGTATCGGTCCTTTCATTTATCACTACTACTGTGCCCCCTGTGATGTCAAAAGAATCTCCCTCCTGTCCGTTTTCAATAATCCATTGCTCTTGCTCAAAGGGTGTAGCGTTTTCTCTAAATTCTAAAAACTCTTTTTCTGTTTCAGACAACAAGCTTACTCTACTTGGGGAGTCCTCAGTTACGATACTACCTGGACCAAATTCTTCAGTTAGATTCACAACTGAAAAATCATTTAAAACCAAATATTTATCTGCTATCTCGTTTACTTTATCTAAATAAGTTTTGTTTCCAGTAAATACTTCAGAAACTATATTTCTTATAATTTCTTTGAACCTGTTCCAAAGAGTATCTTTTACCTCGCCCTCTTGTTGGCCTACTACTTGACTATCTAGCCATTTAGCAAAGGTAGCATTAGTCATAGCATAAGTTAAAAGTTCTTCTTCAGTACCAGTCTTAAACACATAATTTGCTTGAGGAAGGTTTGGTCTATTTTTATCTTTGTCCCATAAACCTTTAACTTCTTTTCTCAAAGCTTTCAACTCTTTTTTATACTCTTGAATTCTTTCTCTCTGCTCGGCAGTTATATCGTCATTACTTTTTCTAGAGGTTAAAGCATAATGTGCTAGTGCGTGAATTATTTCGTGCCCCAGTACTTCTCTTAAAAAGTCGTTTATCTTGTCTTGGCTACTACCTGATTGCTCTAATGAAGTAAATTTGTAAATATTAATACCTATTAGATTACTGCCTTGCTTTAAACCATTTTCCCACGAAACACTTCCTCTTGTAAATCTAAAGAATCCCCCACCATTTGGCATTTTAGGGTCATTATAAAAATATATTTTTCCACCTGTCTTTAGGTATGACAACAAAAAGGCCCTTTGTGCTCCGTCTAAATACGGACCTAATACATCTAGCACTTCTTGTCCAGTATAACCTTTAGTCTTGTTTCCTTTAATTCCTCTAGAGGTATTTTTATGCTCAAAGTTTGCCTTCATAGTTTCACTGACACTAACATCAGCTGATACCTTTTGAAACTCTACAACCTCTTTTAGGCCTATAGCTCTTTCCTTTCCTGATATGTCTCGGCCTACAATTTGTTGATTATTCGGACCACTCAATTCAGCACTGTGTAGTAAAACTACATCACCTTTTCTAGTTACAACTATTATCTTTTTACCCTCAGAAACTACCTTGTCATTAAACTGTTTCTTGAGTTTATTAGTATCGACTCTTGTGGATTGACTCTTAGAGTAAGCACTTAAGTTTACACCTATCCTAGTTGATATTGTAGGTGACTCATTAGGCTTCAAAAATATTTCTACCTGTTCAGCTATGCCGTCAACTCCGACATTTGGGTCCTGTAAGTCAGTTATATCAAATGTAGTTGTACTATCTGTAGCGGCCTGTACTACTGTTCTAGTAGTTTTATCTTCCGTTATAACAGCATACACAGCTCCTACTTTGAAATCACTTGTGCGACCTAGTTGTGCTCGGTAGAAAACCTTTCCTTTACTGTTCGTGATGATATCCCTAGAAGTTGCAATGAAAACATCTACATCTAAATATTTGTTAGCTTTTGCCGCCTCTATGTAGTCTTTAAGGCTGGTCCACGACATAGTGCCATCCTCATTGTAATTTATGTTAAATAAATTAACTTTACTTGAAACATTTAAAGTTCCTACGTTACTAGCAATTCCTTGTGTTAAGTTTGTTATAACATCATCTGTGATTACTTGATTTCTAAACCTAGTAATAGATGCGGAGGACTGAGAAGTCTGCATCGCAAAGTCTCCTGCTCTCATAACCCCTACAACTTTACCACCTGACATAATAGTAATGTAGATGCTATTTTTTATTTCATCTAATTTATCCTGTTGACTACCCTGTTGCACCCAATCCTGTACTAGTTTAGTGTTTAAATCGTTAGCGGGTATGACTATTTTAACTTTGTCCCCCACCAATAATTTAGACATCTCTCGCCTTGAGTCTTTAATTTTACCGTCAAACGGGATATTTGTGTCTACTACCATCCCCCCAAGAGAGCCTGTCCTTATAGGTTGGAATGCTGCATCTATTTCAGGGTTGATGAAAAGATTAAGTTGTTCGGCTAGGACTAACGCAGCTGCATTTCTATCTCCTGGGACAATTACAAATATTCTACCAGCTTCTGGTTCTTCAATAGCTACATATCCATTTGAAGTTATGTCGCTTTGTAAGGTGTTTGTGCTTTCTGTTCCCTTTCTTAAATTGGGTACTAAAGAATCGTTTAGATGTATGGAGACTACAGTAATGTTATTACTGTAAAGCTTCTTCATCTTTTCAATACCTTGTTTAACATTTTCACCAGCAAACTTATACAAGTACTTTTCGTATACCGAGTATACTTTTGCTAAAGCTTTATCGAAAAAGTGGGTAACAATATTTCCAGGAGTACTTCTACTAAGACTATATTTTTTATTTCTTTCTTCTATTTCTTCCTTAGTATTAGGCTCCTCTTTTCCTTGGGGCACAACTACGTTCATACCCGTTTCATCTTCCTCTTGAGTTTCTGTGCTTACATCCTCTGCGGCAGCTGATTGTTTTGACTTCCGCACGAAAGGACCAATAGCATTCATAACAGAAGCTTTATCTGTTTCATTTAAATTTAAACTATTTATAGCAACATCAATAGCCTCTTTTTCTGTTGTATACTCTCTATTTCCAAAAAGGAATTTACCATTTTGTTCTGTTATGTCTTTTAAGAGATTTTCTACTTTTGCTACTACAAATATTGGTATATTAGATAAAGCTTGTTGGTAGTCTTCGTCAGTGATAGTACCCGTAGTACTAGTGTCTTTTGCTTCGATAGCCTTAGCCTGCTGAGTAGCAGCCTTTTTAGCTTCTTGTACAAACCCCTTTAAAAAGTTCTGTTCAAACAATTGAGGGTCCTGCACTTTATTAAATAACTCTCTCATTGAAGAGCCCTCTGTTTCTATATCTAGATAGTCAGCTAATTTTTGTTGAAACTCTCTGTCTACAAACCTTCCATCAAAGTTAGAAAACCCAGTGACTACAGCTAATGATGCTTCATTAGCAGTAACATCAGATTTCAATTTTCCATTTTTATCTAAAAATGTGTCTCTCAAATTTTGGAGTACGCCTAAATAATTTTTTTCTTCTGAAATTTCCAAGTCAAAGACTTCTCTTTGCCCTTCAGTCATTTCCACCCCTTTGTTTGCCTCTTCTCTTTGCTGAATGCTCGAACCTACCCTGGCTACTAGGCCTACCAAAGACTCTGGAGTAGATATAGCATCTAGAACTTCTACAATTTTTGCAGCATCACTGCTTTCTTGGGCTCTAGTTTTAAGCTCTTCCATCATTGTTCTACCACGAGAAAATGCATTATCTGCCCCCATATCAAGTCTTACAAGAACGTCTACCGCCACATCGTGAGCTTGTTTTGCTATGTCGGTAGTAAGTCTATCTCTGACCGCACCTAAGTTAGTCATTGCAGCATCCATCTTTTTATTGTAGACTCCTGCTTCTTGTTTAAGGTCAAACCCTAGAGTGTCTATGTCGCTATTCTCTCCAAGAGAACTTTCTAGTGAAGGGTCCTTTTCTACAGCTTCTTTTAGCTCTAATACAGCATTATCAATAATAGCATCTGTAATTCCATATCTTCTACCAAGAGAAAATAGAGAGTATTTTGAATCTTGTCTAAAGTCTCTTGCTGATTTTTGATTACCTTTACCTGCTTCTGCAGCAGTTCCTGCAGCAGACTCTAATTGTTGGGAGGCATTATGGGTCTGTGGTCCATTTACTACACTACTTTGAACATACTTAGATACTTGTTCATTAACCTTTGATGCAATATTTACTAAGTTTTCCTCTTTTTTGCTAGGACTCATAAGGCCTAACTTCTGTCCAACTTTTGTGTTGCCTAAAGCTCTGTTAATACCAGCCCTTGACATAGACATACCCATACCATTAATGATACCTGCAGCTATCTCATTCCAGCCTTCAGCTGTTGTAAGTGTATTATGTATTTCTTCTCCTGCAACTAATGCTTGTGATTTTATAGTTTCACCGTATAGATTATTAGTTTGGCTAAAGTATTTCTTAGCTGTCTGGGATGCAACTCTTTGAGCACCTTCTTCAAAACCCTCTTGAAGGTTAAGCATAGGTAAGTACATTCCTGCCTTTCGAAGCCTGTCTCCGAATGTAAGTAAACCCTCTTTAGCCGCTTGTTTATAGGTCATAAACTTAGCTCCTTTAGACAGAAGATGCTCACTTAGGTTTGCTGTCTTTGGTAGTAAAAATCTACCGTTTGCAACATTACTTAAGAACAAAGCGTTGCTCGCTAGTAGTATAGGCATATTCCATCCAAAAGTAAAATCACCTACTTCTTCAGTATCTTTTGCTAATGAGCTTAATTCTTCGCTAGTAGGTAAACGTGAGTCTAGCCCTCTTACTCTAAGTTCTTGTTCTTTAAACTCTAAAGCTGCCATATTAGCTTCTAAGGCAGATTCTGATGCAGCCAAGTTAGACCTTCTAATTACTGTGGGCACATTGTTTACTAACTTTTTTAAAGCACGAGAAGTTTGAACCGCCCTTCTTGCTGTAGTAATATCTCTAAGTTGGTCACCTGTACGGAACATAGAGTAGATAGTCCTTGCTAATTTAGGAGCTTTCATCGCTGCATTAGCTAAACCTCCTGCACCTCCAGCAGGAGCTGTTAAACCCGCCAGTGCTAATGATTCAACCCCATACGCCCCTAAAGCACCTAACGAAAAACCTGCTTGTCCTAAAAGCTCGGACCTGAACCTTCCTGCACCTGGTGAACCTGGTAAAAATTTAGTAAAAGCTGAAAAAATCCCCCTTTTGCCTGTGGCCTGTTCCATCTCAAACTCAGCCATTTCTGGTGTTCTAAATATAGGGTTGAGCAACTGTTGTGCTTTTGCAGTCTGTGCTGCACCAGAAGCCATATCACTGTCCCAAAGTTTTGAAGCATCTAAGGTTGCCAAAGCAGTAACATCTCTTCCATACTGAGAAAAGTTATTCAAAAACTGATTAGCAAATAAATTACCAAATTGTTTTAGTCCTGCTAATGTAACGTCTATACCAGACTGCTTATTTGCATAGTAAGTTTCGTTATCAAAATCAGGTATGAATCCTTCTTTATACTTGGTTATATAACCATATTTAGGACCTGCATACTCATAAAAGTCTTTTATGGCAGCCTTGTTCCTGACTGAAGGACGGGGTATCTGAGATAAACCTTGTTGAGCCTGTTGAAAAACAGGATTATTTTGATTGGGATTTACTAAATTCATCTATTACAGCTTGTACTTGGTCTTCATTAGAAAAAAATGCATTTGCAGCTTGAACAGAAAGGACATTGTCCCCTACATCAAATAAAAGGTCTTCCGTACCTGGTTCTTGTGCATTACTTGGTCTTGTGGTAGCTATTACCTGATTAAAATTAAATGCCCCTGCCTTTTCCACAGTACCTAAAACTTGATTATCTGAATTCAAGATAGTAATACCTTTCATCCTTAAAACCTTATTTCCATCATAAGGTGTTGAAGAGTTTGAGAATCCATCTTCATTAGGTTCATATGTCATAGAATATTCTGGTCTTATAAATAATCCAGTCTCCTCGTCAAGCATAACTGTGGATTGCAGCTTATTAGTTAGTGGGCTTTTACCTTTAGCCATAAGGTCTCTAGATTGAGCCATATTACCAACATTGAATAACATATTATCCATCTGATTATTGTAGTCAAGAGTTTCTGGTAGTAAAATTTGATTGTAAAAGTCACTATTCTTATCTGGGTAAAACATCTTTACCACAGGCTCCTCATTCCCTCTTTGCATTACTACTTGTAATTGGCCCCCACCGATTCCTTTAATATCTAATAAAAGAGCTTCTTGGTCCTCTGTAGGGTCTTTATCCATTGCTGCTATAAAACTTGGAGCACTCTGTAATTCAGGTATATCAGGGAATAGTGGAACACCATCAGGAGTCATAGCATTAAATATATCCTCCAAATAAGGCCTAGCCGCCATTGAATTTAAACTTAATTGTCTAGTTGGGATAGCTTGTGCATTATTTTGAATTAACACATGCTCAAGATTATTTTGAAGAATCGCCCCTAAATAATGTCTACCATTAGAAAACACTAAACCATCGTGTTTAGACATGAAGTCTATATCAGCAGCATCTCCAATAGCTTGGCGTAGTGCATCATCTTCACCAAGAACATCAAGTGCTAAGATATCTTTATTTAATCCTCTTCTAAAAAACTGTAAGCCCGCATCACCTTGACGGCTATACCAAGGCTCAAACCCTATGCCTAATTCTTGACCTCTTCTATTAACATTACGATTATACGCTCCTCTATCAGCCAAAGTAGTCTCGATTAATAGATTTCCCATGTCTGCAATACTACCAACGGCTGTTCCCATAAGTAAACCCGTTAAATTGCGACCAAGAGCTGCTCTTCCTGTATATCTCGGAAGAAGGGTTCTGACTCCAGGTATCCTACTAACTACTCTACCTGCTCCGAGAGGGCCTAAAACTCCTCCAAGAGCTGGAGCTCCAGTTCTCGCAAAATTACCCTGTGGCATAAATGATAAGTAAGTGAAGATACCTTTACCAAGTTCTTGCCTAAGTTGCGTACCCACAGGCATCTGTGAATTTCTAACAAGTCCCTCTCCGTAGATTGGTGTTCCGCTAGTCTCACCTGGGTCTGCTAAATTATCTCCATCGACATCATAGCCTCTAAATCCTGATACAGCTCCATATATTCTTTTATCTGGTGTAGGGTCATTTTCGTAAAGAGCATCTAGATTAGCCTCGAGTCTATTTTGTTTGTAACTGTTTATATAACGACCCCCCGTTGTCGTTCTTCCTGGACCAAAATCATATGGAGCACTCATAACATTTCCTGCAAAATCCATGAAATCAACTGCTCTATTTACAAACCAACCTCCTACATTACCAAACCCTCCTCCAGCTATTGGCCTTCTGTTGGCTGTGTACTCCGCATCCTTCATGGTGCTAAAAGCTACTGCTCTCTCTTTTGGAGTTATGTAGTCGTAACCTACAAGGTTACCATTTTCAACTTTTAAAAATGTACCTGTAGCAGGCAGTTTGACCGTCTCACCGTCTTCATCTGTTATTACACGATAGCCTGCATAACCTCCCCCAGTCCATGCATTTTCACCATTTCTTAGTTTACTTTCAACTTGTGCATATGTCAAGTCAACAGCTAACTCATGTGTAAGAGCATTTGTTCGAGACATAGTTAACCCCTCCCTAAGAATTTCTAATTGTCCTCTCACAATAGGGTCTAATCCTACTCTATTAATTTCATCATTTAACTTATCTAATGACCAACTATTAATAGTAGCCACAGTTTCAGCTCTATTATCTCCATATAAATCGGTGCTTGATGCAATAGCACTAACTGTTTCGTCTACTTGTCGTTGTGTTATAGCTTGTTTTGCTGCAAACTGCTCTGTAATGTCTACATTTTTTATAGACTCATCTTTTAGAGTAGTGCCCACTTCCCCCATCCTATGAACAGCCATCATTTGGCTAGCACTGTAATTTTGATTCCCTCCTGGTAGCTGATAACCGACTTGCAATACATCTTCAAGATAACCAACATATGCATCGGCTAATGCAGTTTCTCCTTTACCATCAGCTTCATAAGCTTTTAGTAACACATCATTAGCTTGTTTCATTCTTTCAGCTTCTGCATTTGCAGAAGCAGTTGCACTTATCTTAGCTGCTTCGTCACTAAATATATCCATATCCACAAGGTTTTGTTGTGCATATTGGTATGAATACGATGAGAATAGACCATCTCTGTATAAATTCTTTAAGGTAGACACTCTAGCAGATGGATTGGCTAATGTTGCATTTACACTTTCTAAACTAGCTTGTTGTGTAAAATTATTTTGTAATTTTTTTAAGTCCTGTATCTCTTGATTAATAATTGCAAGCTCCTGTGTGGATGCCCCTGCCTTTTGTTGACGAAAATACTCAATGTTCTTTCCCGCCTCAGCAGCTTTTCCTTGATAATATTCTTGAATTTGTGGTGTAAGTTGTTCAGAAGTTGCTCCACTGTAGGTTGACCATGCGTTTATGTCTAGTTGAGTTTGTAACTGAGGATTACCTTCTACTTGAAGATTTATAGAGTTTAATAACTTTTCATCTGTTATCAACTCATATTTGTTTTTATAATACTGAATACCATTACCAAAAGGCGATATTTCAAAAGTTATTTCTGGGTCTATTTTTTCAAGCTCCTCTCGCAACATAGCATCAACATTTACAAAAGATTGATACCTTCCCACGCCCTGTCCTGTCCAAGGGTTGCTGTAATCATTTACATCTGTACCTACTTGCCTGTCATTAACCCATTCATTGTAATTCTGTAAACCGTATTGGTAGTTTCTTTCACTAAATGATTCTGGGTTTTCTTTCCTAGCTTCCAAAGCGGATGCATCGTATTGTTGCTTCCACATAGTACCCTCTACCCCATTAGCAACTGATTCATCTGCTGCCTGAGACAGAAACCCTACTAAATAATCAGCTCTAGTGTCTGAAGATAAGTCCCCTGCACCGTATCTATTTAACTCGTTAATTAGACCAGACATTCTAGAGTCAAAATATTCTCTATCCTCATCTTTAGCAAACGGCATAGTGATAGCCTGATTGACTAGATTACTGACTCTTTGTTTATTTAAATCGTATTTACCCTGCTTGTACGTAACTGCTTTGAGCAGTAGGTCCATATCTACTGGTTCTATATACTCTGCGTACTCTAAAGGTTTTGAAAATGGTGTAGCCATGTTAATTTAAGTATTTTATCCTTGAGTAGATTGTTGTGCTGCAGGTAACCCAGATGATGCAAGAATTTGTTGAGCTATATTACTAGCATAAGGATACAGTATATCTGCCTGTGTTCCTGGGTTGAATACTGGACCCGAAGGAGTTACCATGAAATTAGGAGCAAATTGACCCATAACTGATAATGTATTAGCGAACCTTTCTTTTTGGTCTGCTCTTTCAAGTACTGCTTTTTCAAAATCAGCAATGGCTGATATCTCATTATCAACAGCTTTGAGTGCATTAGTGGAGTACTGATACTGTCTAGTTAAGTTAGCACTATCAATTGGGCTGTTAAGCTGTGCCTCTGCTAAATCAGTTTTAAATACTGATTCTGCATCCTTTTCCTGTCTTTGTAGAGTAGCCTCATTAGCATACTGGCTTCTAATACTTTGTGAGCCTAGTGCAGCAGTCCTAGCTTCTGGTCCTCCCATATTAGCAGACTGTTGCATAGCCAAATTAGTAGCAGCTGCACCTTCTCTAAGAGCTTGTTCTTCACTATATTTTATAGGCTGAAGGTCTACTCTAGCTTGTTGCTGCAAAGGAGTTGTAGCTATACCTATACTAGGTCTGACTAAATCAGTTGTAAAGTCTAATGCTGGCACACTAAGAGAAGCTCCCATATTAGGAAGTTCAAAACCAAATTCTTGTTGCGGTCTTTCCTCCATATAACCATAAGGTGTCATACCTTGTTTATCTTCTGCCAAGTCTACGCTAAAACCAGAGTTTTGGTATCCCATATATTTAGGGTCCTCTCTTCTCACACCTTCACCCCCGTATTCGGGACCTATCATAGCTCTTTCCTGTGTGTTAAAAGCAATTTGGTCAATTTGCTCTTGAGGTATACCTCTAGCTAATAGGTCATCTTTTAGTTTACTAACTTGGTCTGAAGTTCTTAGTATAGGTAAACCATAATTAGCTGCATCACTTGCTTCGGGGGTATTAATCGTAACCTCTTTAAAAGTTTGACCTGTAGGGTCATTAGCTAAATCAGGAACTCTATATCTATTTTTGTTACTACCAATTTGTTCATAGCCTAAGCTTTCAAATATCTCTCTCTGACTACCTGGACTTACAGGAGTTTTTGAACTTGCACCAAACACGTTTACAGTAAGACCTTGTACGTTTCCTGTTTTGTTGTATTGTTCAGCCACGTAGTCTGCTGTAATTCCAGACTTCTCATCTAATTCCTTCTTTCCTATGTCATCCAATTCATCATAACCATACTGCCCCGCACGGTATATACCTTGAGCATTTGCATTAAAAGTTGAATTTTCAGTAGCCATTTGCCCAGGTACAACATAATTACCTTGTGCATCAGCATATACAACTTGTCCTGTCTCTCTGTCTCTAAACTGAGGAATATATCTATTACCGTCTGCATCGACAATAATTTCAACCTGATTCGCACTTTGGTATCTGCTCATACCACCGTACTCAAAGTCTTCGATTTTAGGCTTCTCGTGAACATATCCTAGCTTATCAAGTCTTACGTGGTCTTCATACTTTTCTGCAAACTCAGCCTTATTTGGGTTATTAGGGTCGTACATCCAATGCGGTTTAAAACTTTTCTTCGCCTCTAATTTACCACCATCTTCCCAAGTACCAAAGCGTTTGTGCCAATAAAGTGGAGAAAATGGGTCTTTTGTTTTAGCAGAGTTTTTGCCTCCCATTCTATCCCAAAAACTTTTTTGACGTTTTCTGTCTTTGTGTTGGGTAAAGTCCTTCATTCCTCTAAAACCTCCTTTAACAATTTTGTAACGAGTCTTTCCCCCTACCTTTTTACGTGCAAGTACCTCCCATTTATGCTTTGAACCAGATGGGGCTCTTTTCTTTGCACCTACTTTTGTGAAACCTTTTTTCTTATATCTTTCAGGGATACCTCCACCATCTGCGTATCTACCCGTTACATTTTCAGATAGGTACTCCATAAAGTCGCCATAGCCTCCTTCTAAAGCATCTCTTCTTACAATTTCTATTGCCTCTGGAGATGCATATATTTTAGTACCATCCATTAAAATATCTATAGTGCCTCCGTTTTGCAGAGCCACTTCAACTGGTTGTGCGGTTTCTTCTTCTACTGGAGGTGGGCCTTCGTAAGGTACGAATTCCTGTTCTAATGGTGGTCTTTTTCTAATATTTTTTGCAGAGGGGTCTCCTTGCTCATTTTTAGCTTTACGAGCTTCTTGCATCTGGAACAATACATTGAACACTAATGTTTGTTCTTTTTGCTTCTCGTTTAATTCAGCTTGAGTCTTAATAATTTTATCAGCGTAGAACTGCTCGTTAGTTCTTCTAGTAGCCTCGTCTTTAACAGACATGTTTTCTTTAAGGCCTTTTAATACCTCTTCTTGTCTTTTTTGTATAGCTGTAACTCCTGATTTTTGAAGATACTTTTCCATCACCTTTGCCACAGTATCATTTGCTTTGATATTTTTCATATCAAATAAATCAGATAAAGCTTTCTTGTACTCGGCACCTACCTTTATATTGTCAGAGAGGATTCTTGTACCTGGCTCTAGGTTCATTTTTTCTCCGCCTTGAGCGTGTGATTTTCCTATAACTTTAGATATCTTTTGCTCTTCGGGGTACTCAACGTATTCGTTTTTCTCAAGCTCTGCATTTATCTCTGTACCTGATAATTCAGGTCTAGCTATTCCCGTCACGTTTCTACCTGATAGTTGCTCTTCAATAGTGATTTGACCTCCTTCTTCGTATACAAAACCATCTTGAGCTTTTCTCCATGTACCTCCTTTCTTCTTGTACCATTGTACAGCCCATGCATTAGCATAAGCCGATGGGTAAACATCAAACTTTTTCTTTGCTGCAGCAATGGCTCTTGACCACAATGCAGCATCATTAGGTTTATTTTTCTTTTTAGCTTTACCTCCTTTTTTGTACATAGTTGCACCATCTTGAGCGAAGCCAGTTCTAGATAACGCAGACTCTACTGCTTCTGTCTGGTCCATGATAGGTGATTGAAAATCAAGTCCTGCAGTTCTATCTGCTTCAGCCATCATGTCTGTTATTTCTTTGTTGGCCCCTTTACCAAGCAATAGATTACTACCAAGGTCAAACGCTGAGGATGCCCCTGCTAATCCTGTAAGAATAGCACCAGCTCTTCTTTCACCCCCACTATCAGATGTTAAGGCAGTGCTCAACCCAAAACCAACATTTTGGTAAGGGTTAAATTGTCTCATATTCGGAAGACTTGCAACTGTGTCAGGTACAAAAGGGGTCATTGGGGATGTAGTTGATTCAGTAGTTGTGTTTGGCGTGTCAGATACAAAGGAACCCCCCGTTGAATTTGGTAAACTATCATATGAATTAGGTATACCATCTGAGTCAGCATCAATATTTGCAGGTAATCCAGGTCCTGCAAACCCTCCATATCCTGGTAGTGAAGTTCCTACAGCATTTTGATTTCTAATATATCCTCCGTTCTGCTCAATTTCACCTCTAAATCTTCTTAAACTCTCCATGTTATGAGCCTGCTTATACGTACCCAGTGGGTGAGTGATAGGGTAGAGTGCATCCCTCACTCCTTGTCCAAGTTCATCTATGATTTTTTCAGAAATAGACATTTCATTTTGACGATTCCTCATTATTGTATTATACTTATTGAAGTCTTCGTTAGATTCAAAACTACTAATGGGTGCTTTTTTAAATACAAGAGGCCTAATATTTCCAAGTGCATCAGTAGCAGATTCTCCTTCTGTTGCCATCATATCTATACCTGCTGGAAAATATTGATAGGCAGGGTTGGTAGACTGATATGCATTTGGGTCTACAGGTACCTCTTGGTTTCTAATTACTTTTCTTCTAAACATACGAATTGTTTATGCCGTTCTATTTGTTTTCATTAAATACTCAGGAGTAGGACTGTGTATAGGTCCATATTTACCTTGAACTATCTCGGAATTACCAGGCATTACCATAGGTTCTTCACCTACAACCATATTTAGAACATCTATTTGTTCTTGAGTTAAATCAGGCCCCATTGCTGTGTCTACTAATGATTGTGAAAGGTTGCTTGGCCCCATACCTGAACCCATAGGTATAGCAGGAGAGTATGCATCTCTGCTTCGCACTACCGCACCTCCATTTCTAAGATACATTTCGTTTCTATACTGCTCTATAGCGTTATTAACACCCATGTCTTCTTTCATCATTCCGTCAGCTGCCATCATCATTCCACCATTAGGAATATTATTTCCTGCCATCATAGAATTATTAAAAGCATTAGCCATCATTTGTTCATCTCCCATCAAACTTGCATCACTGCTAGAGTAATCGATTGGAGTTTGTATACCCCCTTGAGCCATACGCATACCAATTCTAGTTGATGACGGAGGTGGGGGAATAACCATTCCTTCCATAGCTACGCTCTCATTACCCATAGCTTGGCCTCTTGCAATAAAAACATCTTTAGAAATTGGGTTAGGAGTAGTTTTAGCGTACTCTTCATAAGTTTGACCATCAAATCCATCTCTGTTCATAGTGTACCCATCTTGAGGGGTAACAACAATTTGTGGGAGGAAAGTCGTTTGGTATGCTGTTTGAATTTCTTCTGGAGTCATTTGGTCGTAACCCACAAGGTTACCACTGCTGTCAACTCTGGTAACAGGTGTATCTGTACCTTTATAAATTACGTCCTCCAAATTTCTGGTAACCATATCGCCAAACATTTTAGCTGGAGTCATTTGGTCGTAACCCACAAGGTTACCACTGCTGTCAACTCTGGTAACAACATCTTGATTCCTAGTGTATCCTCCGTTTCTTCTAAAACTTATTCTTCCTGCAGCTGCTTGAGTGGTACCTTGAAATGGATTAACCATTCTAGTATTGTCTGATTTAAGTGGAGTAAAGCCTCCTTGTGTTGTTGTGATAGGTAGCCCTGCTTTGCCCATTAATGTTTGAACATCTGTGCCAGTTCTATTTACAGGAAATGAACCGTAATACCCTGAAGCAAACTTGTCAGGGTATTGTGCTCCTGATTCTAAATCCTCCTGAGTCATAAAAAAGTCTGGATTACTACTTTCATACATGAGATAATTATTTAAATAATCACTAGCTGCTTCTGTGGCTAACTGGTCATCAGTTTTACCTTCTTTGGAAAAGGAACCGTAATTACCTTGATTTGGTCTATATGAAGTAGCGATACCAGAATATAACCCAGTCCTAGGAGCCATATCCTGATTCCTAGTGTATCCTCCGTTAGCATATGAACCAGCAGCACCAAGTGCTGAATCCATAAAGGAACCTGCGTAGTTATTTAGAGGATTTAAAGTTACCCCATATTGTGAAGTAGGCGTTCCTCCTATGATAGTTCCTCCGTGCATATTATTTTGAATAAATGCATCGGGATTTAAGGTAGGTTGGACCTGTTCTATAAAGTATTCTCTAAGAAGATTGTCTATCTGTTCGTCTTTATATGCTCTTCTACCTTCTGGGAATTTCCCCGTTAGAATATAATCTCTTCTACTTAGGCCCACATCATCCATCATCTCTCGCCTGGCTCTTCTTGGGTTTGTACCATACCCTGCTGCAAAGGCTAGCCTGTCTATATCTGCTGTTTCAGGATTGATTCGACTAGTAGTAGTCCTCCCTGGAGCTATTTCAAACATTTGTGGAGTAGTTGCTGTTGAGGCAGTTTGTCCTGTTGAGGGAGTTTGTCCTGTTTGTGCTTCCTCTGTGCTTAATGTACCTGGTTCTACGGCTTCGATAGGTGCTACTCTCCCTCTTTCGAACCCTTCAGTCATGTATTGTGGCAAAGGTACTAAATCTACACCTCGTCTTTCTAGTCTTCTTCTTTGTCGAGGCCCTAAAACTTGAGCGTTAATACCATCGCCCATACCCATGCCCATTCCTGTGTAATTTTGAGCCATTTGATTCAAATTATTTTGCGGCATAAAAAATCCTCCAAATCGTCCTCCACCTGTTCGTTGAGCTCCTGCAAGTAGTCCTTGCAATACATTACCTCCTACACTAGCTCCAAGTCTACCATACATACCAGGCTTTCCTGTAAGTCCTGCCATTCTCGCAATAGTGCTCGGGTCCCCCATAGGCATATCCAAAAAACTACCAAAAAGGTTAATAGGTACACCTGTTCTATTTGAAAGCCTTAAGTCTTTTCTTGCTTGCCTAGCTTCCCTTTTAGTAAGGTATGCTTGCTGATTAGGGTCTCCTATAAATGTACTCTGCTGTGGCCCTGAACCCATTACTGGTGTAGTAGTCGAAGAGGTAGTTGTGGTATTTACCGACCCCCCAGGCGTTACTGCTCCATCATCTGTAACGGTAGCATCTGTTGCTCCCGTTGCTCCTGTTGCTCCAACATTATCTTGTTTTCTTGTGTATCCTTTTTTCATTTTTTTGCCGTCTTTTGCTAGGGTCATACCCCCTTCTTGTCTAATCCTTATGCCCCCTGACATTTCGCCTATAGTTATCCCTTCTTCAGGTATGTTTATTCTTACATCAACTCCAGAAGATTGCACACCTGAAGTGTCTAATTGTGGGTAAAGCTCTTGAAACCTCTTCATGCTTAAACTTTTAATAGGGTTAGTAAGCCCCTCACCCATAACTTCTACCCTGTTTAAACCACTGTTGTAAACTAAATATCTTTTATCCTCTGGATAGAAATCATCAACGCCATATATCGGTATATTTTGATTTTCAAAAGCTCTATTCAAATATGGGTTGTCAAGTCCTCCAAAAGCATTTTGTATTCCTTGTTTTCTTGCTTCTGCATCTCCTTGCATTATATTCTTATCATAAGGTACATAATACCCTGTACCGTCATCATCGAAGGTTAGTATAATATCTTTTGCTAATGTAGGAATTTCATACCCCTTTTCTTCATCAAAATAATCAAGTCTTTTAATCATTCGAGAGTAATCCCCTAAATGCCCCACCTTGTCAGCATTAACACCTAACATGCGGTCCCACTCTTCTGGAGTTAGCTCCTCTTTACCATATGTAGATTTTGCAAGAAATCTTATCATATCGAAGTAAGGCATATCTGTTTCCTTATATGTCTCTGTAACAGGACCTACTTGGCCTGTCTCTATGCCTAACCTCATTACGTTTTGTGTAGGAGTTCCTCCCCCACGGGTGCCTGAACCCGCACCTCTACCCGTTAGACTTCTTACCGCACTTCGAGTGTTTGCAGGTAAGGCTCTAAACATACTTTGCCACCAAGGTTGAGAAGCCGAACCCATAATCGGAGTTTGAGATACCCCCAACACAGGAGTGTTTGACACCCCAAAAATAGGACTAACCATTTGATGTTTGGCATAGCCTCCACCATCCTTATATTGAGGGGCATTTTTTCTTTTAAATTCCTGTGCCATTTTTAATATGAAATTTGTACTTTAGTGGAGGTTTAAATATAAAACAATTAATCGGATAATACAAATATGTTACATTTATTTACCTTTATCTGATGTTTATTTCTATTAGTCCTTCTTCCTCTGCAAAGCTTCTTCTGTTCTCTGGTTTCATTGTAGTACCAAGAGTTTTCCCTTCTAAAAGCATATTTTGTAGGGCTATATTCTTCTCATAACTACCATCTGTGAATCCTCTTCTTTTTGCTTCGGGCCAAGATAAACCAGTTACTCTTATAAAAGTTTGGTAAGGCAACTCGCCCCCGTCTAGCATTACACTTTGTTGACCAGCCATATAAGTGTTTAAAGCAGATAATTCATCTGAAGATAAAGTTTTACCATCCGTAAGACTCACATCGTAACCTTCAGACTTTAAAAAATCCCTAATATCATTGGTATTCAAGGCTTTAGATGCGGCAGTGGCAGTAGAGTACTGAGATAAATTATCTGCAAAAGTAAAGGATTTGTTTTCTCTTGGGGTGTCCATTTTAGACACATCTACCATAACGAATGACTCGCTAAGTGGAGCTTGCCCTCCTTCTTCGTATCTTTTCGTATCTTTCCTCGTCACTTTGGCTTTCTTAGTATTCGATACAAACTGTTTTCCCTTTTTCGAACCTCTTACCTTTTTACGTGCAGTTGCTTTTCTTTCTGCCTTGCTTAAGGACTGTGCTTTCTTTTTAGGAAGACATCTGGTAGTGGCTTTGCCTTTTTTCATAGTACCACAAGGTCCTGTGATATTGCCCTCAGTATCGATTCTTACCCACTCTTCTTTAAACCAATCAGCTAGACCACCATCTTTACCATAAAACATTTTAACAGGTACTTCAAGAACAGTTTTACCTTCAAATTGATAATTACCAGAATCACCATCCATAAATCTAACCTCTCCACGATTACTTATAGCTACAAGGTCTTCATCAACACCATCCATAGTTATTACACCGTTTCTTGTAGGAACAATAACTGGTTTGCCTGGTGGGTAGTTTGGGTCAAAAACTCCTAGAGATGATACGAGTATTTTTCCCGTTTCACCAACAGTGCCCCCATTCGCAAAGTCCTCTTGTTCTACCAGTCTAGTATAGCCCTCTAAAAACCTGTTAAGTGATTCTTCTTCAGTTTGATACTTACCTTGGCCCCCTCTGTTGTAGTGTTTACTAAAGTAATTAAATAACCCTTCAGTATCTGATGATGCTGGTAGTGCTTCAGGTGCAGTAGCATAGTACGCCCTAGCTGCGGCTACAGAAGCGAGAGGGTCATCCTTGTCTAAAAGCTCTGTAAACGACTCTTTGTCTGACGGAAGGCCTAGACTTTCAAACATATTAAATATAGCCTTTTGACCTTTTGTATAATCAGTAGCTCCAGTTCTAATATCAAAAATTTGATTTAGAGAAGGGTCATCAAGGGACATAAAACTATGTGTGTATTCTCTATCGTAAGCATTTGGATTCGCTCCATACGAATTTTCCATGTAAGCCGTCATGCCCAATAGTGTAGCTAAATTTTCGTCACCTTTCGCTACTTGCTCTATAGCAGCTGTGATATTATTAGCATTAATTTTTGCAGGAGTCAGTGCAACAGGACTATCTGCATTCTCCCCTTGCTCTGTCTTGACTGGGGCGGGAGTGCCTTCCCCCTCGACTGGTTGTCCTGATAAATAAAATTTAAATGCATCCAGTGCTTTATTAAGGAAAGGCTGATTTTGATTTACATAATTTGGATTTTTTGATATTTCTATAATATCTTCAGCACGGTCTCCCATGCCTGAAATAAAATCATAAATTTTTCCTGCTCCAGCTTCAGCTTCTTCGACTAATTGTCCAACGACATTGTCTTGGTTCATAGAATACCCCCCTTCCTGTGCCTTGTAAATCACTTCCACCTCACAATTTGAATCATCAGGTAAGAAGTTAAATCCAAAGGTATCTTCTACTGTTTCCCCTAAAGCATTTTTTAAATTTTGATTTACAATCATATTACCAAACTCATCCATTCTTTCCATAGCGGATGTTATAGGATTTTGGAAAAGCCCTCCTGCTTGTTTTCTAGGTTTCCAACTACCTGCTGCAAATTCTTTAGCTGACTCTAAATCGTATCCAAAACGATATATCTCATTCTTCTTTATAGCCTCTGCAATTGGGTCCTCTGGCTCATAAAACTCTCCTTGCTCATTTTGAAACAAAGTAGGGAAGGCTACATACCCTCCTAAATCATCTACCTTAGCATAAGCCATAATATGTGTAGACTCCCTACCATCAGGATTATTTCTTGCCCCTTTTCTATATCCTACTACAGGTTTATATTTCATGGGGTCCACTTTCATACCCTCTAAATATGCTCGTTGATTTCCTATAACCCCTCCCGATTGCATCTTTAATGTAGTACTTTCCGATGTTTGACCATTATTAACAAATTCTATCATATCAGCTCCTACCTTAGACACATCTGTTCTAGAGTCAGTATCTGCTAGTAAATTAGTTACAGGAATATGCTTTATTTCTTGTTGAAGAGTTTGGGATTTGCCTCTAGACTCTACAGATGCCCCAGGAAACATAGATAATAATGCTTCTTTATTGCCGTAACCCATATTAACTAAATCGTCTATGGTATTTCCTGCATTGAGCATTTGTATTCCTTTATTATAATATTCAATATACTCATCAGGACTCATAGAAAATTTAGAAGCCATAATAAGTATGTCTGTGTTATACTGACTATAGTCAATAGATTCTTCCACATTATCCATGGCATTGTCACTTAAAGGTTCTTCGCCTGAGACACTTCCTCCATCTTGAAAGCCCCCTATAAGTTGGAAACCATAACTTCCATCTGGATTCATGCCAGTGAATCTTCTAACACCGAACCTATTTCCTATAAATTCAGCTTCATCTTGAAACATCTTTGCGTTACCGTGAAAAGTAGGAACGCCTAGTTTTGTACCCTGTGGTATATATGTTTGTTGACGAACTGGGAAGTAACCAATTCCATAATCATCGGCAGTTTTATTAAACATATTTTGGTTAAATAAAGGCCTGTTAGGGTCATAGTAAGAAGTAAACTTAGTATCTAGGATAACATCGTTAGGTTGCAACTCGCTAAACTTTTTTACAGTAATGGAATTATCTGCATTAACAACTCTGACTACTTCGTCTGTCGATGCTCTAGACAAAGAGATGGGTTTAGATGTTCTTCCTCCTATTCCTGACGAAATAAAATTATCTAAATCATTAGCCATTCTTTTAGAGTTGTCAAGCACTAACTCATTGAGGGCCGAAGCTCTTTTTTGATTAGGCAAGTTTAAATTATCAAAAGCTGTATTCATTGCTAAATGATGAGAACTTGTGTAATCATCTACTGCTTGGGCACCTGTTTTACGATTAATATTGTAAAAGCCTAAATTACTTAAATATTCTGATTCTTTACTAAGTTGGGGGAATTCTTCAGAGTATCTCAAATAATCAAATCCCTCTTGAGATGCACCAGGATTTGCATACATTCTTCTTTCTCTTTCTATCTGCTTTATGTACCTGTTCAAATCAGACCCTTCCTCTGCACCTTTTGCCAGAGCCTTGGCTGCACCCGTCAGTCTTAAACCTCCTGCACCACTACCCAGAAGTGGTACACTAGATGCACTAGCTAAAACAGCCCCCGTGTAGTCTCCTTCTAGAGTGTATAAAGCTGCATCAAGTAAGTCTAGAGGTTCACCTATAACAGGTACCATCCCAGCCACTGCAAGAGTATTATGAACTGCCGACAGTGGACTCTTTTTTATTACAACTGGATTTCTTTGGGCTTCTACAGGGAACTCAGGTCTAAACGCATTCAATGTTCTTGCCTCCATTCGAGTATTGTCAACACCTGGGGCACTCTGGGCAGCTAATAAATTATCGTAGTCTTTTACTTGAGCGTAATACCCATCAAGCACATCTTTATTTTTAACAAGGTAATTATGATAAGTTTTGTCTCTAAATGATTGTAAACTTTGATTTAATTCCTCACTATACCCTAATCCATTTTCTCTAAATATTTGCTCTAGTTCGTTTACTAATTGACGGTTTTCTTCCGCAGTATTGTCACCATAGCTGTAAAGCTTTATGTCCTGTCCATACATAGCAAAGGTGTGTCCTGGGGTCCCAGGTGCATACCCATTTAGAGTTTCTGTATCTTTACCATATCTTTTGTTGAAAGAGTAAGCAGGCAAGGTCCCCCTGTCTATCTCCCTCTGTCTTTGATTGTCTCTATCAATTTGAGCCTCTACCTCATCTTTTACTATATTCTGACGTACTACATCTGCTTGGGTCATATCTTTAGTAGCGGACCCAAGAAAACCTCCACCTCCTGGAGATGGTGCAGAATAAGCTGATTGGCCGCCTACGTTGCTGCCCAGAGCTCTATTATAGTAAAACCCTCTATCGGTTAGTGGGGTAGTCTCTCCATCAGGGTTAACAATAAATTGTTCCTGATGTCTTCCCATCGTACCTCCTTGCATAAATTTAACTGAACCCCCTTGCTGTTTATTTATAGGATTAGGACCAAACTGATTATTAGCCCTATCATAATAACGAAATTGACTCTTTGTTAAATCATCTAAATTTTCTGCTATATTTTCAAAAGCTTTACTGTTATAAAAATCTTTATATCCCATACCTTTTATAAACCATTGTATTTCTTTGTCTGGGGGAAGTCCACGCATGTTTACATTTGCAAAGCCTCCAAAAGGTTGCCACATGCCTTCCGTACTTCTAACTACTCCGTCAGCATCTCTTACAGTCTTACCCCCTAAACCAGTTGACTTATAAAAATATTGAGTTGCCATATTACCATCTGGACCAGGAACTTGAACAGATACTACAGGTCTTCCACCTGATGTACCAACATAATTAACATCTCCTGTATTTAAATTAGAGCTACTAAAATTAATATCATCTAGGTATCTACCTTGACTTTTCATATTTGATAAAGCTGCCAACTGTGCTTCATTATTTAGCATTTTATTAGGATTATTGTAATAAGGTACTTCTCCTAAATGAACAGAAGCTCTGCCAGGTGCGTTTGTCCCCCTAGCAACAGATGGACTTGTACTTCTGGCACCAGGTGTTATAACATTAGTAGTTTCATCTACGCGGTCAACGGGTACTTCTATTCTTACAAAATTCTCACCCTCTCGTGCAATATTTTTTCTTGCTACTGGTGGTGTTGACTTCCCAAAGTATTTCTTTCCAAAATTTAATAATCCTTTTCCCGTTACAAAAGGAAAAGCAAAACCTAAAGCATGAAGTGCAGCATCTCCATATTTACCATCCTTAACCGCATCTGCAAACATAATACCATCAAGACCCTCACCTGGACCAGGTATAATTTCCATTCCACCAAATGGAAATAAAGTACCTAAAGCTTCACTTCCTAAAAATGTTTGTGGTCCTCGTTCTTCTATTATATCTATTTCAGGTAGATAAATATCATCATACATACCCAAGTTATCAGCTTGTGTTGTATATGTATTATCTGTTACACCCGATAAATTTTCTTGTTGTTTTGCTTGTGAGTATTCTGCATAGTTACTAAAACCTAGTCTTTGAGCTTCCTCATTTAGTTCATCAAAGGCTTGCATTCTACCCCTTATATCTGCTCTCTGAACATTGGCTTGATTTATTGCATCCTGAACTGCTATGTTATCTCTTTCACTAGGTGGTGTGTATGCATCAGTTTGGCTACTGATTGGACGGTTAGGGTCTAAGTAAGTTATGCCATCTTCTTGATGTCTAGAATATCCTCCGTTTTGGGCGTATGTCATATTAGTTTGGTCTGTCATGGAGTTGTCCTGTGAGATAAGATTCATAATATCTATTAAGTTATCATCTTCATATAGACCTCTCAAGTTTTTAAAAGTCCTAAAAACTGTTTGAGGGACCTGTTTTGAGTTTACTAATTGCTCTAGTTTCTTCAAATGCGATTCGTTAAACTCTTCTGTTTTGGGGTCGTATACTCCTGCCCGAGATGAAAGAAATTGAAGTTCAACTATTTGAGACGATACTTCGTCAGGGCTAGTAGCCCAATCAAAATCATATAGTTCTACTAGGGGTATATGTCCCTCTACGTTTTTGTCAGGGTTATTTTCTCCAAAATAATAAGCCTTTTCTCCTTTCTTTTTGTTTTTGTAGTTAGATAAAAAATCTTCTTTGGTCATACCAGTTTGTCTCTGATATCCTCCTCCAAATTGGGCATCAAGGTTTTCTAGAGCATCCTTTGTCTTACGTTGTGTTAGCCTGACTTTTTCAAAAGCTTTAGGTTGTAAATTGGCATCAAAAAAATTAAAACCTTCTGTACTGAAATCAGACCCCTTTTCAACATGGTCTGCCTCATGCACCATTGTAAACATTAAATCGTCTGGACTATACATATTAGGAACAGTGTATGGTACTCCTCTTAATCCTTGTGTAAGAACGGCAGTGTTTGGCCCGTCTGGAAATGCCACACCATATGCAATGTCAGATATCTCTGGTGCAAATAACAATGAATTCCTAGCATTTTCTAAATTACGTAACCTTGCATCATAAGTTTCTTGAAAAGCTCTTTCATTTCTTTTATTTCTATTAAATAAAAAATTTCTTGCCGTTTCCTCCCTTAACATCTCTTGGCCTCTAGGCGAGTTTAACATTTCTGTCTGGTAGTCAAGGGCTTGTTGGTAACTGTCCTCATAAATGGGGCTTGGGAAATCAGTTGTAGCACTATAATTAGGAGCACCGTATTCATTGGTCTCTTTAATAAATAAATCTAGGATTTCTTGCTTTCTTGCTGCATCCTGTTTTCTTATGAATCCTCCTGTTGGTATGTTATTTTTTTTAGTAGGCATCGTACATTAATGAGTCTGATATGAAGTGTTCAAATATAAACTTAAGTCTTGATTCTTTACTTTGCTCCAACCTTATTAAGAGATATTGTCCTCTCAGATGATTCTTAAATGAAGGGTTGTAGTTAAATGCTTCATTGTTCAAAGTTTTATCTACATTATTTAGAGCATTAGTCCAAATAGGTTGTGTATGATTTTCCTTTAAGTTATCAAAAAAGTAGTTAACCGACCAAGTATAATCCTGATTTGTGGCTATAATGTCGATACCTGTAGAAGTGAACTTAGGGAAATCAATAAGTTGTTTCAAACTATTAGGCTCTTGAGTCACTAGTCTTAATAATCCTGAAGACTCTCTGTCATTGTACAGAACCATCTTGTCGAAGTTTTCATCGAAGTAATGGTAGTCATACTCATTCACATATCTTCTAACATTTAGCCTGTAGCTAAAGTCTTCATATAGCTTACTTTGATAATTAGTTTTAGCGACAGTTTCAATAATCCACGAGTATCTAGAACCATAAAATACTTGGAATGTTTGATTACTGCCAAGTAAGTGATTCCATATTCCTGCAGTACTACCTTTTCTTGTCCCACTTACAAGAGGATTAAGACCAGAAGAGAAATAGTTCTGATGACTTACATAGTAGTTAGGCGTGAAAGAGTAAAAAGATACCCACCCCTTAGTTACAGGACTGTAAGCTGTTGTCCAAGAAGCTAAATCAAAATACGTAGGGTCTTGAGGATTTACAACGGAATCAACTCCTAAATTATTTCTATAGATAAAGTCTAAGTCTTTGATTCTCATACTGTTATTAGGAGCTAGAGAATCATCTCCTGTCCAAACTGTAATGCTTGATTTTACCTTTGAGTCTAACTTAGTTAAGAATAAACGCATATACCTGTCATCCCAAGTCATAGCTATTCCTAACCCATCCATAGTATTGTCAAGCATATCATCTGGTATATCCTTAA